GGTGTCTGATTGGGCGCCTGGCCCATGCGCACCTGCATCTGGATCGCGGACTGCTCGGCAGGCGAAAGCGTGCGCGACTGGTCGAGCACCCCTTGCCAGGAGTACTGCGTGTCGGGGCGAGCGTTGGCGCTCGGGTTCATGTACCACGGCAGGCTGGTGCCAGCCACCGTGGTCGACGTGCCAGATGGCAGCTTCGGGCTGACGGTGTACGGCGTCGGCTTGGGCTTGGGCTTGACGTAGGTTCCGCTGGACCCCCAATACGGACTATCGGTTGGCATCACAGACCTCCTACAAGGTTGCGCAGATACTCCAACGCCTGGGCGTCGTTGGCGATCGACTGCGCCTTCTGAGCCTCGATATCAGCCAACGATTGCTGATGGAGGGCATTCAGGTTGCTCTGATTCATGTCGAAGCCTTGCAGCTGCTGGGTCAAGTCCTGGGCCCCGTAGCCGTAGTTGCGGATGTAGTCCCCGGCGTAGTTCTGCATCGCCTGCTGCTGCACGCCGGACTGGACGCCGCCACCCGCCAGCCCGCGCTGGCCGTACTGCGCCTTGTAGGGGGCATAGCTCTGCTGGTACTGGCGGGTCATGTCGCCCAGCCCACGCTCGCCACGCTGCTGGCTCAGGAAGCGACCATAAGCGTTGGTCGCTGACTGGTTGCCGTAGTCGTACTCGACATCGCGCTTCTGGCGCTCGTAGCCGCCCGCGTCGTAGGGAGAGAACGTTGCCATCTCAGCCGATTCTGACGATGAAGTTCACGACTTCAT